CAGTAGATGCGATACTTGTAGTGTTGGCAGCGATGTTCGTAGCGTTCGTCACTGTCAACCCAGAAACTATAACAATATCTGCGGCGTTAGTTGCTCCAGTAGATGCGATGCTTGTAGTGTTGGCAGCGATGTTCGTAGCGTTCGTCACTGTCAACCCAGAAACTATAACAATATCTGCGGCGTTAGTTGCTCCAGTAGATGCGATGCTTGTAGTGTTGGCAGCGATATTCGTAGCGTTCGTCGCAGCAGAAGCAGCGTTAGTTGCTCCAGTAGATGCGATGCTTGTAGTGTTGGCAGCGATATTGGTAGCGTTCGTCGCAGCAGAAGCAGCGTTAGTTGCTCCAGTAGATGCGATGCTTATAGTGTTGGCAGCGATATTCGTAGCGTTCGTCACTGTCAACCCAGAAACTATAACAATATCTGCGGCGTTAGTCGCTCCAGTAGCAGCGATATTGGTAGCGTTCGTCGATATATCTGCCGCAAGTACTCCAGACAATCCTGATGCAGCATAGGGGGTTAATGCAAATCCGGACCCGTTGTAGTCAGCAGGCACAGGAGAAGGAACAATAGTATTGGTAAGCTGAACAATGCCGCTATTGTCAATAGTTGAGCCTGATACGTTGAAAGTCGTTGAAGGATCTAGATTCAATCCTGTTCCGGGAGCATATGTGGTATTACTATCGGTGCTCGTTATTGTTAATGTATTGTTAGCCGTATTGTATGATGTTGTTGTTGTCCCACCACCAACGAAGCTAACTTGATCACTGCCACTAATATTTTCTGAGGTAGAACCATCTGAAACATTCCAGTATAGATAGCCAGCTGATGCAAGAGCCCCAGAAATATCATATACCGCATTGGGAGTAATCGCCTTATCTACAACACCATCTTCAGCAGAGTCTTGGAGCTGAACAACTCCCTTGACAGATGTGGAAGCGTCTATACCGGCAATAGTCCCTGCTCCCCCTAGAGGTATAACTACCGGGCCTTCAACGATCCCATTTGCTCCACTAATTGTGATAGCGCTGTCGGCAAGGGCCATGCCGGTGACATTAAACGTAGTCCCATCGAGTTCTAGGCCAAATCCATCTTGATATGTTGTATTGTTATCAGTGCTACTAACTGTCAGTGTATTGTTGCTTGTGTTGTATGCTGCAGTTGTTGCTCCACCCCCAGTAAACTTAACAGTGTCTTCACCGCTGATATTTTCTGAGTTAGAGCCATCAGTGATAGTCCAGTGAGGATAGCCAGATGCCGCTGCCCAAGTCCGTACATAATCTCTAACCCCTAATGGAGTAGCTGCTGTAGTTGAGTCAGCTCCAGATATATCATGATCTAAGTAAGTCATGCCGAAGACGCCTGTGGTGGCTCTTTTCCCATGTATAGTATAAGGGCTTTCAGTTCCGCTTATTTCTATGCCAGAACCTCCAAGATATATAGTTTCAGCACCACTAATGGAGAAGACCGTACCAGCCATCGACACGGACGTATTTCCAACTCCTGTCCATGTTACTAGCTCATTATCAATTACGTTATTGACTGTTACTCCGTCGGTTGCTCTCCATCTTGAGTATGCTTCACCTTCTATTCCGCTTATAGTATAATATGCATTATGAACTCCGGTACTCAGTACAACATCAACGGAGCCTGCTCCTGTAATCCATACTCCTGAAAGGTCCCCAACCAAATAATTCTCTATAGGGATATCTCCGCTATCATACCCTTTAGCATACCACCCTTGATAGATATCTGCTCCAGAGATGTCAAGAGTGTGTGTTGAGCCATCGCTACTAGAACATATATAAATACTTCCTTTGCCGTTAATCTGAACCGTATCACTTTTTTGAACATCAACACTTATGTTATTAGTGCAGCCCTCATTGGGAGCAGGGGCGGACGCTCCATCTCCCGCCAAATGCCAAGACCCATACCCATCTCCCGAAAACATTACTCCCGTTGTGCTAATAGTTGTAGCCAGCCCACAGCCAACTTGTATACCATCTCCACCACTAATAGTTACATTTGTACCGCTGGGAACATCGGACCCACATAAGCTCCAAGCATAAACGGTGTCTGTTCCTCCTCCTCCTCCACCTCCACCAGTTCCATTGATTGTATAGGTGCTACCTGCTAGAGTAACGGTCGTGTTACCTGCTCCTGTTAGCTTCACAGTGTTGGCGCTATTTATATTAGTTGTGGTAGAGCCGTCTGAGGCTATCCAATAATTGTAAGACCCTCCTCCTCCTCCTCCGATCCCTGTAGTTGCTCCCCAGCCTAGTCCAGTAACATGCCCATATTCATCCACCTGTACTTTTGTTAGAAAGTTGTTGGGACTTAAGGAGAATCCTCCGGGACCCAGAGCGGAAGTATCATCGTGAGTGACCACGAACTTATCTGGGGTTCCAGTGCCAAGATTCACAGAGATTCCTGAAGTTCCAGAAATTGCCAACGAGGCCCCTTGGGAAATAGTTATCCCTGTTGGTGAACCCCCTGAGCTAACCGAAGCGCTATGTACACCTGTAGCTTGCCAAGTATAAATATTATTTGTTATTTGTGTTTGTAAGTGTCCAGATACTCCAGTTACATATCCTGTCGTAGCATATGAAGAAAGGTCTTGATCTGTTCCGCTAACAGTAAATACATTAGGACTACCACTTACGAAACTGACAGTTGTACTTCCTACTCCGGTAATCTTTACGTCATCGGCATTGGCAATTTCGGACGTATTAGACCCATCTGTAGCAGTCCAGCTGTCATATCCAACGTCTGCAGACGGAGTGTTTATTGTTAAGGTATTATTTCCAGCACTGTATGCTACGGTTGTTGCTCCGCTTCCAGTGACTTTAACTTGGGAAGTTGTCGTGATATCTTCTGATATTGCTCCGTCCGTTATTGTCCAGTACTGGTAGTTGTCTTTACCCGTGGCAATGCCTGAGACTGTTGCTATATTGGCCGCATTAGTAGCGCCAGTCAACGCTATGTTTGTGGTGTTTGTGCTTACGAGGCCAGACAGATTTGATATGTCAGTATCATTCGTCGAAATGTTGCCAGAGTTCGTCGCGGCGGCAGCAGCGTTGGTCGCTCCAGTGGACGCAAGATCAACTACGGTAGCATAGGGAGATAGATCTTGATCAGTCCCACTCATAGTAAGTATGTTGCTTCCAGTATCAAGGTCTACTGTAACAGATCCCGCTGCAGTAAATCGAACTTCTTCTGTTCTGCTTATGTTGGTAGGCGAATCGCTATTTGCTGCTAATTTCCAAAAGTCGTAGTTGTCTTTTCCTGCGGCTATGCCTGATACGATAACAATGTCCGCAGCATTTGTACTTCCTGTGGATGCCAGATTGCTTACAGTAGCATACGAAGATAAGTCTTGATCGGTTCCGCTAACAGTAACGACGGAAGGAGAGCCGCTAACCATAGAAACGGTTGTATTTCCAGCCCCTGTTATACGAACAGTGCCAGAATTAGAGATATTAGAATTAACACCACCATCAGATATCGTCCAGAGGTCGTAGCTGGAGGAGGAGGAAGAGGTTGATGCCGTGGTCTGAATAGTGCCATCATTGAACTTAACGCCCGTAGCTCCTACTACAAGGCCTGTAACATTTACGTTGTTTTCAGAATCAGCAAAAACAGCTTTCTCTGCTGGGTAGGTTACAAAAACAAGGCCGCTACCACCTAAACTAACAGCGTTATTAGCATTGCTGCTAGATAAAATTGTATCTCTCGATAAAGTCCCAGCATTATAGGTTCCTATTCCTACCTCCCATTTTGAAGGGGATTCTTCTATGGCATAATAGGTTTGGGTACCATTACCAAGAACAGAAAAGTCTTGGAACCCGCTGGCTGAATAGGAAATATCCATAGATACCGTTCCGGCACCTGTGGTGTTAGTTCCCTGCTTTATCCTGTCTTTTATACTGATTGCCACAATAGAGACTCCAAGTTATTTATTAAAAAAAGCCGCCCCCAGCAACGCTAAGGTCACTAAAGGCGACTTGTTATAAACTCAAGCCGAGATTATCTTAGAATGCTCCAAGAAGAACTCGCCTGTTGTCGAGAACAGCGAAGCCGTGCTCTGCCCAGCCGTACATACCAGCGCGTCTCTGGCGATGAAGGGTATCATCTTCAAAGATCTGCACTTCTTGTCGTACAGGCATAACAAAACTATCGTTGCTTGATAAGTCAAGACCTACTACGATCTCTTTCTTAGAACCCGGAAGAGTTCCGCTAAGATCATTAGTGTAGTAGTTTTGATACTCTTGACCTTCGCCAAGTTCATCAATGTCATGAAGGTTTACTTGGAAGATTCTGGTCAAAAGACCGCCTTCTTTAGTAATCAGGTCACGACGTGTGATATCATCAACTTCATCTACGCCCCAGTTTCGAATGTCTTCAAGACCTTCTGGACTGAGAAAGAGGTCTGTCATCTGGCCACGATTAATAGACGAGCTATTACCGCCACCATTACGTCTCATGATAGTTTTCATGAGAGAAACAAGTCTCTTACTGAAGTATCCTGCCGTTGCATCGGCATCGTATACCAAGATGTTGCGATCAACGCCAGCACTAATAAGTGTGTGCCAGCCATCGTCGTTCATCTTCTTAACAAATTGACTTTGAAGAACGTCCATTGCACGTCCAACAACGTCCCAACGGGCGTCACGGGCATATTTCAACAAAAAGTCGATAGATGCACCAACGTCATAAGTTGGAACCATTACGTAGTCACCCTCAACATGTCGTTCAGGAATTCTACCATGATTAGGGATGGTATACGCTACGAAATCGCTTTCTGTTCCGGGCGCGAGAAGATCCAAAGGAAATTCAGCACTTGCTCCGGGACCCAGACGTACAGCTTCGTAGATACCATCGAGAATATCGCCACTCATAACTCCTTTTCGAAGAGGAAGCTCAAGAGCTTTGGCAAGTTCTGCCGTTGCTACTAAAGATTCTTCTTTGACCAATGAACCGGCTTGGCGTAAGACCTGATCCATTTCAGGAGTGGGATCGAATAACTTTCTAGTCATTACTTTCTTCTCCTTTAAACGATGTTAATTTCTACTTTAGCATAATCGTCCGCGTCTTTTTTAGAAAGAAAGCGTCCAATCTGTTGGCTTCCAGCGACTGAAGTAATTTTAGCGCTACTATCAAAGTAGGCTTTTGCTCCAGCTGCTGGCGTACCAGCTACATTATCAGTTACAACCGTACCTCGACGTAACAAAAGAACTTTACTGCCCTTTTGTACTTCGTCTTTGGCAAAGTTAATGTGTTGACGTGTTAAGTCTAAACTTACAACGTCATTCAAAAGCAGCCCAGCAGCCAATTGCCCCGTTGCGGAGGCTACAATAACCACCGCTGAGGAATCATCCATACTTGCTCCAGAACCTTCGGTGCTATGGGTTACAATTTGTCCCCGGGTAGCAATCGTGTCCATGAAGAAACTAAGGTCTGTGAGATGCTCGACTCTATCAGGTTTAAGCGCCATTTAGAAATCTCCTTTACTCATTAGTGTTAAGGGTATTGTTGATCTTAGATTTATTAAAAACATAGGAATCAACCCAATTGCGAAGACTAGTACGAGTGTGTTCTGATTCATCTACTTCTTCATCGGAAGCAACTGAAAGATCAGCCCCTTCTTCTACGGAAGCGGTTTCTAGAACTTCTTCGGCCAACTCTTCGGCTTCTGCCTCAGCTTCTTCAGACTCTTCAGCTTCTGCTGCCTCATCTGTTTCTTCGGCTTCGTCACTACCTTCTTCTGCTTCAGCTTCATCAGCTTCAACAGCTTCTGGTTTGACGCTAGCAATCATAGCTACAACTTCGCTAAACTGCTCATCGGTAAGAGATGCAAAAGTTTCAAGCTTAGCTTCAACCTGATCTTCAGCAATACCTGCTTCGATTAAGGCGGTGGCTCTCGCGTTTCGCTTTTCCTTCTCTTCCATTTCTGCGATTGCGGCTTCTGCTGCGTCTTTAGCTTCAGTCAACTCAGTAATTGTAGCTTCTAGAGCCCCAATTTTTTCTGCGTCTTCTTTAGCTGCTTCTTCAGCTTTTGCCACGGTTTCACCTAAAGACTCAACCATCTGATTTAACTCAGTAGTTTCAGCTTCAAGTTTTTCGACGTTAGCCTTAGAAACTTTTTCGGTGAGCTCTTTGATTTCTGCTTTTGACACAGAAAGAGCTTCCTTAAGTTCCTTGACTTGTTCGTTCAAGAAATCGCTTGTCATAAGAATCTCCTCTTCGGAACCTGCGTTAGAAAGAATGTTTTGTTCTACTCTAACTGATACACCATTATTTTTAGAAAACAGGTTTTTTGCTACTGAAGCACCTACAAAATCAAAAACTTCACCATTATCAAAAATGATACTTTCTGGATTTGCTGGCTTCTCGACAAAACCTTTCCCTGAAAACGTAATATTCCTCAACATTCTACCCACTTTGTGGTCTTGATATTGTCCAGTTCCTCCATACGATCTGAGATGTCGAGTCAAGAAAGATGTTTCTTCGTTTCTTGCCACGATGTGATTCTCACCATCTGGAGACTGGACAGCATAGTCAAAACCTCTAAATATGCATTCCATTGAGACGAACATTTCTCCATGTTCGATTTTTCTTATTAAATCTTCTGCGCGGGCTTGATATTCTAAATCTTGCCATTGTCTGTATATAACAGAAGAAACTAAAATGTGTATTTTTTCTGGCAAATCTTCAACTGTTGAGTTCTCGTCAATAAGATTAAAGTCGTCATCGACGGGCCAGCTTGAAATGATACTTCCAATTATTTTCTTTTCGTCGTGTTCTAAATTTGCAGGCTTGTATTGAGGGGTCTTGCGAGCAGCCCAAACTTCCTCTGCACCAAAAACATCATCATTCTTATTCCAAGACGAAGTTACAAGTATAGAATAGGTATGATAAACATCCTCATCCTCTGTACCTGCAATAGATAAAAACTCCGCAGCATTTGCCTTAAAGGAGTCAAGTACTGATGGTTCAATTTGATCTATTGAGTGGAGGGGTGAAGCATATGCTATTGAAGCGTTGCTCTTTATCTGTTCCTCTAGTCCTGCTTCTTTTTCGGCTTGATATATAATTATTTTACTCATTAATTTACCTCTTTATTATTTACACCAATGGGCCATTTTTTTCTACGAAGTAAGTATAGTAAGAAGCACGAATGCTTCTAATCTCGTCGATAGCTAGGCGTTCTTCTGAACCTTCGGATGCTTGAGATATCCATTGCTCACATTCATTATGAATACTTCTGTCTTTCATGCCAAACTTTATTGCCTTAGCAATAGTCTCTTCGTCTACGTCTGAGTTAGGAGATAAAGAACATAGTATCTCAAACTTTACTTTCTCTGCTTCTTGCGTCTGATGAGAGCTTAGGCTTCTCATGTTCTTCTTCTCAAACCTATCTAAAAGAACTGGGTTTGTTATCTTGGATATTTTAGATTGGGCTTTCTTGGCCCACAGCTCTGTCTTGGCCTTTATAGCTGGCTTAAACTTTCTTTTTTCTCTTGGAGTATCGTCAGTAGAGTTTTTAGGGCGTCCGGGCTCTCCGGGAGATTGGTTGTCCTCTGTTTTGGGTCCACTTTGGGGCTTAGACCTCATCTCTAAGGCGTTCTTCTCATCAGGGTTCTTCGGGTCTAGTTCTAACCCTACCTGAGAAGGAGAAGCTATTCCTGTTTGTAAAGCAATCTTCTCAAGGGAGAAGTCTTTGTCAACAGCATGATATGGACTAACCTTTTCTTGCATCTTTCCTCTACTCCTCTTTTTATTCTCGTTTGAGATTCTTTTATCTTCGATTCCGGGCTTGGCCTTAATCTGTCTCTGAATAAATTCGTCACTAATGATATTTCTATCAGCTAAATTAATCATCAGCTGCATCATAGAAGTAGGGTCGTCTAACTGAGTAAGATCAAACTCGACCTGAGCTACCTGTCTAAAGCCCATAGATTTCTGAACAGCCCTTATTTGATAATTCCAAAAACCAGTAAGGATAGACCTAACATAGTTTAGTCTCTCTGTTAATGTTTTTAGAGAAATGAAATTGTTTGTAGTTCCACTAGCTCCGAATGTCCCTGTTAGTGTAGGAGGTATGCCAAGACAGGAATATATAGACATAAGAGTAGGTCTGTATTTCTCTTCTCCTAAAAATCTCTGGACATCAGTTCCAGTTTCTAGAAGCTCAATATCTGGGCCCCAAACAATATCCATTGTTCCACCACCAGTGTTAGCTCCCAATATGCTTCCGAGAGCATTTGCGGCTGTTGGAGTAGGGGCGAGCTTATGGTCTAGGCTACCAAGTTTCCATACTCTGATTTTATTTACAGCTCCATCTAGAGCGGCTTTGTCGGCAAGCTTTAATTTTTCATACAAAATAAGGTCATCAAAGCAGGCATAGGTCATGGGATCAGCCCACACTTGCCAGTCATCTTTTTTATAGAAATATGAAAATGTCTTATCTTCAGGTAATACTATTCCTTTTCCGGTGTTCGTAGTATCTAGAAATTCTTTAGGAATGCCTTTCAGCATCTCTCTTTCTCTTGCATCTCCAGAATTCTTTATTTTATTAAGCTCTCTCTTTATGTCTTTTGGAATATCCATTTTATAAAGATAACGACCTGTCATAGACGCTAGAGGGCCACCAACCACATCCAACAATAGAGGATCAAGAAAATTAAACTGCCAAGGAAGCTCACCCTTTCTGAATAGGTTTTCTTTAAGATCAGCTTTCATGTCTATATCTGCTACAGTTTTTTGCATTTCAAGACGTTTGCTCTTATTGAGCTTAGCTGTCTTCATTCTTATAACCACATTAGCTTCTCTGAAAAGGAGGTTGCAGAACCTTTCTGACACAAACGAACCTTTTACTCTAGAGAACCACTCGTTATAGAATCTTTCTACTCTTGGGTTAGGGTGAACTAATCTAATTCCTTGGCAGGCAAAGTCTCCCATTAAGTCAATTGAGTTTCTTATAAGGCCTATCTGCCTATAAGATTTTCGAGCAAAGGAGATAATCTCTTTTGACTTGGTAGGGATTCTTTCACTAGAACGAAAATAGTCGTAGTCGCTTTTCTGAAGTCCGGGACGACCACTTTGGTATGTTGTTAGGTTATCATATGAGGTTCTACCCGCAGCAGCGAACTCAGTTATTGAGCTCGTATAATTTGTTAGGGCAGCGACTTTTCCTTTTTCGTCATCCCAAGACATATAAGCTTCTCCATTTCTAAGAGAATGCTCTAAATCTTTCTGTTTACTGCGGGGATATTTTTTATCTACCATCAAAGGCCTCAATGAGTATTAAATTGAAAACAATACCTATTATAACTTACACCAATACTAATCATTCTTCTTGACTACAAGAAAACTGTCTGGGGAAATATTCTGAGCCCATTCTGGACCCTTGTACATGCTTCCTCCAGCTCCTTCGGGTTGCTGACCAACAACTAAGCCTACATGCTGATAGACTGGCGCTGGGAGTTCTCTCTGGATAGTTCTTGCTATCATATTAGCAATAACCAGAGCGCTATAGCGGTCTTTTCTCATTCTTCCCTTTTTCCCAGAGCCTAGTTTTATTTCTGGAGTACTCCATCTTTCTCTTCCTGCTGTGGTTACGCTCATAACTATGGTGGAAAGCTCGTCCTTTAGTTCCTCTACCTCCATTGCTGCGTCCTCTAATGTATCATAGAGCTTCAAGGCCTCTGAATTGCCAACCTTTTCTTTCATTTCCTTAAATAGTATCTTATCTTTTTCAGAAGTAAGGCTTAGGGTTATTGTATCAAAACGAGGAAACAACAAAACCTTATCCTCTAAGTCTTTTCTAAGTCCATGATTAGCATTGGAAGTCCATATTGAGCTGGCAAAATTTATAAGTTCCAAACAATGGTCTCCAGCTAGGTCGTCAGTGTCTTTCTTTTTATTCTCTTCTATAATTTCATAGATGGGTCTTTCTCCGGGCTGAAGCTTGTCTAGGTCTCTAAGGCCTTCTGCTATTGTAAACCCTCCACCTTGAGAGTCAATACCAACCCTAACACAGGGAAACAACTTCATAAGATTGCGTATCTTACGAGCACAGAAAGAATAGTAATCGTGAGAGTCTGTAAGGCCAACTTTTTTTCTTCCAGCAAAATCTTTTTTATTTGTAGTCCATGTGTAAACAACCCTTTGATGCTCTGGATGTAGTTCTACTACAACTACTGCAAAATTGTCTTGTTCAGAAGCTGGGTCAACTCCTATTATATATTTTTTATCCGGATGACCTCTGGTCATAGAGTCAAATGGTTGATCGCACCATTTTGGCCAAGTGGGCTTTTCTACATTGCTATCATTGGCAACACAGGCATGTATCAGACTCCTCCTAAAAAATCCATGACTATCTGAGGTAAAGCACGCTCCGTATTCCATCTGGTATATACCGTTATGCATTGTAGCCCTTGACCTAGCAACCTGCTGATCATCCATGAACCCTTCGGGTATGAGCTCGTAAGGCATTCTAACTATAGAGAAGGAGGTCCAGTCAAGCTTTTTCATATAATCTGGGATATCCTCTTCGTCTTCTTCGTTCTCGAAAGCAACCTTTTTAAAATCTCCACGATTCAGTATGGTGGATCTATATTTCTTCCAGTACGCTGCAAATGGTTCAAAGTCATATCCTGCGGTTCCCGCTATAATCGACTGATTTGCTTTCCTGTCTTTGTAGAGCTCTTCCGACTTGTCGCTCCACACTCCTTCGTCCTGCATCTTTTTTCTTCTTGCCGCTTCTTTGACGTTCTGTGTTGGGTCGCTAGACACGGCAGCGAAACCAGCTACAACCGTTTCGTAGATATGGGTAGGAATAGAATTAAATTCATCCGCAATAATGGTATGGGCACGTAGTCCTCTAATCTTATTTCCGTCACCAAGAGGAACAGCCATTGCCCAGCTGTCATTAATTTTCATAGTGCATCGGTCAACATCTCTACGTGGACCACTTGCGTCAGAGCAGATGCTCTGCAGAAGGGGAGCGTTCCGCCATATCGTATCCATGTATTCAAAAATAACTTTCGATTGACGAAAGGCAGCCCCTACTATAACTATTTTGGTTGCGGGGACAAGGACGCACTTTAGAATGGAGTATACAGCTAAAATAAAAGACTTGCCAAAACCACGAGAAGCGATATACATAGGAAAGGGCCTATTCCAAAGCTCTCTTAGTATACAGGTCTGAACGGGGAGTAAGTCTATTCCCATTAGTGTCTTGACCGTCCAATGGAAATATTCTGGATCTCGCATCTTTTTTATTATGTGTAGATGAAAGTCTTTTTTCTCGTCGTCTGTAAGTCCTGACAACGGGGACTTGGCGTCCTTGAGATCTTCTTCCGTTATACCAAGCCAAGCGTTCTCGTATGCGTTAACGTCAATTGTAAAGCTCATAAACTTTTCTCATTATATAAAATGCTACATCTTGCGATCTGACCCTATCTCCACAAGCAATCACATGTATTCCATATTCCAGTCTTGCTGTAGAAATGACCCTGTTCATATATTTACCCTTTATCTTTATCTGATTCCATTTATGCTTGGGCACAGAAGATCCTGCGGGATACCTCTCTATGTCAGCCCAACTAAATTCAAATATAAGGAAGGCAAATGGGAAAGACGCCATCTTTTTAAGTTCTGCGTGAAATCTCTTTTCGCTACAGTTACCTGCAAACTCAGAGACGCTCTCCTTTCTTTCTATACACAAGACGTGTTCCATCCCCTCTATTGCGTAGTCTCCTATCTCTACTTTAGCAACAGTTGTTCCAGAACAATATGCATTTTCATCATACCACCACCCATGCCCCTTTTTCTCTCGGCTATCCTTAGTGATATGGAATCTATTGTTTTCCGTCATCTTCTTTTCGTTTCTTTAATCTTTGGATAGCTTGGTGTTCTAACAACTTATAAAAGAAGGTTTCATACACCTCCTCATTACCCTGAGTAACATCGTGGCATTTTTTACATAGAGTAATACCATTGCTAACATCATATCTCATAGAAGGATGACTTGCCCATTTTTTAATGTGATGGACGTGAAGTCTACTTTTAGACCCACATCCCGGATACATACATTTGTTCCCGTCTCTTTTTCTAACTAGCTTGCGAAAGTTAGCGTAAGCAGGGTTGTCATAGTTTCTAGCACTAGGACGTATGCGTTTCCAGTTCCGTTTTCTCTTTCTCGGCATTCATATCGCTTTCTAACATCCTATGTACTAATTGTTCAAAAGACACTTTTCTCTTCCATCCTAAGACTCGTTCTGCTTTGTTCGGCAAGCCTCTTAGATACTCAACCTCTGATGGTCGATAAAATCTAATATCAATTAAGAAGAATTTCTCGCAGTCTTCTTCCTCAATGTTAATATATTGAAAAGCATAGATAAGAAAGTCACGAACGCTATATGTTTCACCCGTTGCGATTACATAGTCGTCGGGGTCTCTTTGCTGCAACATGAGCCACATCGCATTTACATAATCTTCGGCATGTCCCCAATCGCGAAACGCTTCTATATTCCCAAGCCGTAGTTTGGGATAAGATTCTCCGTTCCCATGAATATTGTTGTCATCAAATTCAAAGTTCTCTGGGTTAGTATCTAGGCCTTGGCGCTCCGCCCAATTTTTAAAACCTGTCACCCATTGGGTAATTTTTCTTGTAACAAAGTTTTCTCCTCTTCTTTCGCTCTCATGATTAAAGAGAATTCCGCATGAAGCATGGAGACCATAGCCTTCTCTATACATACGGACTAGGTGATGTGATGCTAACTTAGCAGCGGCATAGGGACTTTGAGGCTCAAATGCCGTGTCTTCATTTTGAAACTTTTCTTTAATAATGGTTCTTTTTGCGTCAGCTGGCTGGATATCGGGATAAACAAAATCCACGTTCTTTCCAAACATCTCGCTCGTCGAGGCTTGGTAAAACTTGCTATCGGGTGAAAAACGCCTAATAGCCTCTAGAAAATTGATTACACCTATTGTGTTGACCTGAGTCGTATAGCACGGCTGATTGAAAGATGTTTTAACATGTGATTGTGCCGCAAGATTATAAATCTCATTAGGTTTGTTCTTTTCTACTACCGAATAAACAGACCCAGAGTCTACTATCTCAAACTCCTCCAGCTTAAAATTTGGCTTCCCTAATAGATGAGAAATACGATCAATATTGTTCGTACTGCTACGCCTTCTAAGGCCGACAACCTCATATCCCTTACCCACCAAGAGATCCGCAAGGTAAGAGCCGTCCTGACCAGTCACTCCGGTTATCAACGCACTCTTAGCGCTTCTCTTATTTGCGTTCTCCAAGTCTTTCATCCGATATTTTATTTCTTGGGAAGTTTCTTCTCTTCCATCATATTTTATAATAGGCATTTAATCATTGTCCTCCATATCTATAGTATCCGCATTAATGAAAGGTTGGTCTACTAAGCCATCCTCAAAAGTATGATATTCCGCCAATTTCTCTAAGGCCTTGTCGGCGGCAATCCTATTGACTTCCATATTGTATTCTTCACGCTTACGAACCTCCTCATTGTCAAGTTGTCTTAACCAAGATGAGAAGTTTGTCTTTGCGTCTTCTGATCTTCTTTTCCTTTGCTCACGGGTCCCCTTCAAATCTTTTAAAAGCCGCTCCTTCTTTGTCAAGAGTTTTTCATGCTCGTTGATATAGGCTGACTTGCTTGCCATCAATGCCCCCAATTGCGTCTGGAAACTGGCGATTGCATTAGGGTCCTGAATACCAACAGGTTTATCCATCTCATCGTCAATGAGTCTATTCAATCTTTCAATATTGGAAACAACTTCCTGACGATCCTCCATTCCTCGGTTAATCAGAATTTCCGTTCTAATCACCTCTAGAATCTGCATCTCCTCGGTATGAGTCACGTCCTCCGAAAACTGTTTAAAATAATCGATCCACTGATGCTCAAAGAAAATAAGCTCTGGATCACTAAACTGTTTTTGCAACTCCTTGTAATAGTATCTTTCGCGAAGATGAATAAGCATATACTCATAATCAGTTAAGTCTCGCGCCTTGAGATTTTCCCTATCAATAAACTTCTGTACCGGACCTGTCGTTCTATTGAGCTTCTCCGCAATCTCCTCGATACTTAGATCAAAGCAGTTCTGACGAATATAGTCCGTTTCCCCATTTGAGAGCTTACCACGCTTCTTTGTCAATGTCGTTCTCCTTTAACACAATATAGATTTCCTCAAGCAGCTTGTCCTTTCGAGCTTTATTAAGTTTTAAACTATTAAGAAGTCTTATCCAATCCTCACGAAACCTTACGTGTAGCTGTTCGTCTAACAGTTCCATGACTTCCTTCGCAAATAAAGTACTCAAAGAGGCAGTTTCATGTTCCTTTTGATCAAATTCTACTGATATGCTATGCATTAGGTTTTTCTTGGAATTGTTCCTGTCAAGCCATCCCTTATAT